AACGGACGCAAACGCGAATATCAAGCCCAATAAAAAGAAATCAGCCAACAAGATTGACCCTGCAATTGCTTTCCTTATGAGCTTTGGCACATGGCAGATTGAACATGAAGATTTTGCCTTCAACTTAACGGGTGAGCAGAAAGCCCTTTTAGACTCTTTTAATGGGGTATAACACATTGATTTTATTTCAATAAATAGACATACTTCCCAATGGGTAAAAGTACAAAATTGAATCATCTAAAAGGCGTGGTGTAAATCACCATACCTTTGCACTTATTGCGATATCACAACATCTTGATTTTGTTCCAGACGACAAAAAAGTCGTCTGAGTTATTGAGAAAAACATATTTGCGAAATTATCAATAGGTTAGAACGCTAAACGTACTTACCTCAATTAGGACGCCTTAATCTCAAGGAGACATGAAGTTATGAAATTGAAGGTTCCTCACTGACTGGCAATACCACAGTGCAAATACGCACTCTGAATAAATATCAATAAGTTATCTACGTTGAGAAATAAGATTACAACAAAGAGATACGGCAAGGTATTGGCAATCAGATTTCAGACGGTCAAATTGACCGTTAGCAATAAAAACAATGTGTTGTAACTTATCACCATTGGTCACTAAAACAATGACCAATGAGCGTTAATCTATTTTTATGACAGAATTAAGTGTTATCAAGCAGTTATAAACATAAACCCACTTTGTGTGGTAATTAATTATAATCAATTAGTTATCCTGATAGTTGAGATGTTGCGACGAATTTCTTCGGAACCTATTGTCTAAAGTGAGGACTTCGAAGTAAGCGATGCAATAAAAAGTGCATCGGTTGAAATGATTAATGGTTTAAAACCTACGTTGTATAAATCACCATTCAGATGATAAAGATGGGAAAAGGTGTAACGGAAATCATCACACCTTTAAAAACAGTCAAACTATAGCCTGTATATCGACATACTTCTTAGTACTGTTACCCTTTCCGACTATGCCTATAATTACAAGCGTTAAGACTAGCCTCAATTTTGAGAAGACTGATTTTATTGATAAATATAGACTCAAAAATGAGCAGATTGATTTTATTGGTAAAATTAGACTGCAACCACATTTGAACTTTAATAGAAATCATTATGCTATAAAAAAGGTGCACAGTATGCACAGTTGGTGCACACCGTATTCACCCTCATTTATTGTTAAATATCAATTAATTAAGTTGATGGTGCATAGGGTGCACAGTTGAGGGCTTCAAAAAGATTTATAGGGGGGTAAGGAACAAATCGCAGGATAATAAAGTTTATTTGTACATAATTTAAACTACGAAAGTTTTGTAGTTTACCTATCTCTTTCTTTTCACATTAAGCAATCAGTCTGGCGAAACAGCTGCCACCATTTTGATCATACCTTTGGCATAACATAGTTAGAAAGCTAACAATCATCACGTTTGTATCTATCTTATCGGTTGTTTATACAATTGTTCAGGTATCCGTGTATAAATATATGTATAAACAATAACAAAAAAGCCCTTAACAAATAATGAAAAGGGCTTTTTGATTCAATGTATTATACAGCTTCTATTAATTCATGCCGTATATCCAAACCTTGAACGACAAACAGGAAAGTTAGAGGCGAAGCACAAGCCTTTTAAATCCGTTTATCTTGAAGTGGCGGGTGATCACGAGAAAGTGTTACGTGAGTCTGGCTATGATGAATTTCCTATCATGGCGCCACGTTGGGAAGTGAATGGTGAAGATGTTTACGGTTCATCTTGCCCTGGTATGTTGGCGTTAGGTGGTACTAAAGCACTTCAATTAATGCAAAAACGTAAAGCGCAGATGATTGATAAGCTGACCAATCCACCTTTACAAGTGCCAGCCTCATTAAAAAACCAACGGGTAAATACCATACCCGGTGGCATTAACTATCTTGATGAGGTAAATCCTACTAATAAAATTCAAACGATTTTTGATGTTCAACCAGTAGCATTGAAAGCACTACTTGAAGATGTTCAAGATACCCGTCAACTGATTGATACCGCTTACTTTGTTGATTTGTTCCGCATGATGCAAATGGTGAATACGCGCTCTATGCCGATCGAAGCAGTTGTTGAGATGCGAGAAGAGAAGCTATTGCAATTAGGGCCTGTTCTGCAACGTCTTGATTCTGAGTTACTCGACAAACTGATTAATCGCACTTTCTCAATCTTGGTAAACAAAAATTTACTTCCCATTGCGCCTGATGAAATGCAGGGAATGGATCTAAAGGTTGAGTACATTTCTGTAATGGCTCAGGCGCAGAAAGCGATTGGCGTTGGCAGTATCGAACGCTTTGCTGGCTTTGTTGGCAATCTGGCAAAAGTTAAGCCTGAAGCCCTTGATAAGCTTAATGCTGATGATGCCATTGATAATTATGCGTCTGCTATTGGTGTCTCTCCAACTATCGTTGCAACCAATGAGCAAGTACAAGCCATACGTCAACAACGACAAGCACAGCAACAACAAATGGCTCAGATGCAAATGGCGCAGTCCGCTATTGATGGTGCTAAAACGCTCAGTGATACCAATCTTGATAATGATAGTGCCTTGTCCGCTATTGCTGGTGGAGGTGCTCAATGACACATCCATTCGATGCGTATGAAGACGAGAGAATTGCTCGCACTGAATACGATATTCAACAAAAAAATAGGCAAGAGAAAGAGGAACAACAGCTAAAAGAGGTTATGTCCACAGAAGCTGGGCGTGCTGTTATTTGGCGTTTGATTTCTGACTCTGGCGTATTTCGTAGCTCTTTTTCTAATGATCCCTATGCAATGGCATTTAGAGAGGGCGAGCGTAACTATGGGTTAAAAGTTTTCAATCAATTACACGAAGTTTGCCCTGAGCTTTATGCGCAAATGGCAAATGAAGCAGCTGCACCAAGCGTTTAACCAAGATTTAAAGAATGGGAGAAACAGTCATGAATTTATGGCAGAAACTAATCATGCGTCGCTTGTATAACGAGCAACACAGCGAGGGAGGTGAAGGCGGTGGCGGTACAGCAACGGAACCTACTCAGGAAACATCAGCAACAGATAAAAATGAGCCATCAGCAAACAGTGCTGATCCTAATAAAAGCACTGAAAAAGAGAATGGTGGAGAGCAGGGTAAGCCGGCTGATAAGACAAATGATGCCAATAAATCAGATGTAGGTGCGCCTGAAAAGTATGAATTTAAAGCACCAGAAGAAGGGCAAGAACTTGATAAAGGTGCATTAGAAGTCTTTGAGCCTATTGCTCGTGAGCTGAATTTAAATAACGAACAAGCGCAAAAACTGGTTGATGTTTATGGCTCTAAAATCATGCCTGCTATTCAGAAACAAATCAATGATGGTTGGCAAAAGCAGACTGAGCAATGGGCTGAAACTGTTAAAGCAGATGAAGAATTAGGATCAAATGAGTCTATTGGTGCAGCACAAAAGGCATTAGATACCTATGGTTCTGATGATTTGAAATTGTATTTAACAGAAACAGGGTTAGGTAATCACCCAGAGATTATTCGGGCTTTTGCCAAGATTGGCAAAGCGATGTCAGAGGACGGTCTTGTCACTGGCAACAGTAACGGCAGTAAAAGTGCTGCTGATGTTTTATTTGGATAACAAAGAGGAAATAACATGCCTGCTTTAACTCTCGTTGATTGGGCTAAACGACAAGGCCCTGACAGCAAGCAAGCGAAGATCGTCGAATTGCTGAATCAGTCTAATGAAATCCTTGATGATATGGTTTTCGTTGAAGGTAACTTACCAACGGGTCACCGTACAACCGTTCGTACTGGTTTACCATCTGCGACATGGCGTTTGCTTAATTATGGTGTACCGCCAAGCAAATCAACCACAGCACAGGTTACTGATGCGATTGGTATGCTTGAAACCTATTCTGAAGTTGATAAAGATCTTGCTAACTTGAACGGGCAAAAGAATGAATTTCTATTGTCTGAATCAATTGCATTCTTAGAGTCAATGAACCAGCAAATGGCTGAAACAGTTATTTATGGTGATGCTACGGTTCATCCTCAGCGCTTTACGGGATTAGCTGCACGCTTTAACGATATGAAAGCAAAGAATGCAGTCAATATCATTGATGCTGGTGGTACTGGCAGTAACTTAACTTCTGTGTGGTTAGTCGTATGGGGTGAAAACACGGTTCACGGTATTTTCCCTAAGGGTTCTAAAGCAGGTTTAGAGCAAAACCATTTAGGCGAAGTTACTTTAGAAGATGAGAACAAAGGTAAATACCAAGGCTTTCGTACTCACTTCCAATGGAAAAATGGTATCTCAGTTCGTGACTGGCGTTATGTTGTCCGTATCGCCAATATTGATTTATCCAAAATTGGTAAAGATCCAGAAAAAGCGGACACACTCGATTTGCCAGACTTGTTTATTCAAGCAATTGAGAAGATCCCTAACCTCTCTATGGGGCGTCCTGTTTTTTATTGTAACCAGCAAATTCGTAGCTGGATGCGTCGCCAAATTAAAAACAGTAAAAACGTCAATATTTCCATGGCAGAAGTTGCCGGTAAGAAAGTTGTTTCATTCGATGAAATTCCTGTTCGCCGTGTTGATGCCATCTTAACGACTGAAGATCAGGTGAAATAAGTTATTGCGGTGTCGTTTAACGGCTCCGCTAACTTTCATTTATTTGGAGATAGTCAAAATGATTTTAGATAAAGAAACGCTTTTTTCACTGGATCAGGCGGTTACTGCATCTGCTGTAAGTAAGCAAATTATCGACTTAACGCCAGTGCATGGTACATTTCGTGATATCGGTATTGGTGAGCCATTAGAGCTGTTTGCACAAGTGACTGAACAGGCTAAAGCAGCAGGTGAAGCGACTGTTCAAATTAAGTTAGAAACCGCGACAGATGATAAATTCTCTGATGCTAAATCTATCTTTGAATCTGCGGCAATGCCAATTGCTGATTTAAATGCAGGTAAACGTATTGTGGCGAAAGTACCTCAAGGCGTTCTGAAGTACCTGCGCCTGCAATATGTTGTTGCAGAAGGTCCATTAACGGCGGGTAAGTTCACTGCGGGCATTAACCTAACTGTTGATGCTCATCCTATTTACGATGCTGTAACTCAATAAGGTGTGACATGTCACGATATAAGGTTTTAAAAAAATCATTTATCGCTGGGCGTCTACTTGAAATCGGTGAAGAGGTTGAGTACGACGGTATAGCTGGTGATAACTTAGCGTTAATTGGTGGCGCTGATGCTCGACTTAATACTCATAGTGTGGCTGATGGAGCTGGTGATAATACTGGTGAAGGAATAAGTAATATTGCTGTTAGCGGTTCAGGTGTGGCAATTGATTCAAGCCTTGATGCGCTTCGTGAGCAATATACCCAGCTATTTGGTAAAGCACCTCATCACAATATGGGCGCAGATAAAATGCGCACCGCAATAGATGAAAAGCGGAAAGAACTTGGGGTTTAACCCCCGATGATAAAGGGGGCGAAAGCCCCTTTTTTATTTTCTACCTGAGCCGAGAGATATCCAATGAAACTAATCAACCTAAAAACCAGCACAGAAACGTATGAAAATGCCAAAGGTGAAAAAGAAACTCGTGAAGAATATCCATACGGGCTACGTATTTCACTTGAAAACGACACAATAGAAAAATTAGGTGTTTCTATTCCTGATGTTGGTGAAAGTATTGAGCTGTCTGCTGTTGCCAAAATACTGTCTAAATCCATTAATGAACGTGAAGGTAAGAAGTCAGTATATGTAGAGTTACAAATAACCGATCTGGCTCTAGGTGCAGGCGACACAAAATCAACGGCAGATGTTCTTTTTGATGGGGGTGAGTAATGGCCTCAGAAATTGAAATTTGCAATATTGCATTAAGTCGCATTGGTAATAGTCGTTCAATTAATAGCATGACTGAAGCCAGCAAAGAAGCCGTTCAATGTAACCTTCATTATGCGCAATGCCGTGATAGTGTGCTTGCCGATTTTCCTTGGAACTTTGCGACTAAAAAGGTGGCATTAGCCAATACAAATAATCCCCCACCTAATTGGGCGTATGCCTATCGTTATCCTAATGATTGCCTAAAAGCCATTGGTATTGTCGAACCTCATCAAAAGTACCGTAGACCAGATACGGCAATCCATTTTCATGTTGGTTCAGATGAAAACGGTACTGGTCGATTAATTTTTACTGATCACCCTAGTGCATGGCTTGAATATGTTGCACGTATTACTGACGTAAATATGTTTGATGCGTTATTTAAAGATGCGCTTGCATGGCGTTTAGCGGCTGAATTGGCTCGTCCATTGGCATCAAATGCGGGTATTGGTGGTGAAGCACTACAAATTTATCAAGGTGTTATTAAAAGCGCGGCCGCACATTCATTAAGTGAGTCAGCAGAGCCAACTGATTATATGGATGAATTCACACAAGCGAGGTTGTCATAATGTCATTTAGTCTTATTCAACCTAGTTTTTCAGGCGGTGAAATTGCACCAAGCCTATATGGTCGTGTTGATCTTGCGAAGTATTCAACTGCACTGCGCAAGTGCCATAACTTTATTGTTCGTCAATATGGTGGCGTTGAGAATAGACCAGGCACACGATTTATTGCTGAAACAAAGTATCAAAATAAGAAGTCTCGCCTTATTCCTTTCCAATTCAGCACCGTACAAACCTATGCGTTAGAGTTTGGTGATCGTTATATTCGCGTGTTTAAAGATGGTGGGCAGGTTCTCTATGCTGATGGTGAACATAAAGGCGAAGTGTTTGAATTAGCGACACCTTATAAAGAAGCTGATTTATTTGATTTGAAGTATACGCAATCAGCCGATGTTATGACGATTGTTCATACTGATTATCCACCAATGGAGTTACAGCGTTACGATCATGATGATTGGAAGTTAGTCTCCGTTGAAACCAAGAACGGCCCCTTTGAAGATATCAATACCGATAAGGCAATGAAAGTCTATGCCAGTGCAAGCACAGGGCAAATTACGTTAACGTCTACGCATGATATTTTTGGTAGCGAGCAAATAGGTAAACAGTTCTATTTAGAGCAACGTGATATTGATGCGGTTCCTGTATGGGAAACAGATAAAACAACCAACCTTAATGATCAACGCCGTGCTGACAGTAACTATTATCGTGCCAATAGTGGCGGTAAAACAGGAACACTAAGACCTTCTCACACGGAAGGAATGAGTTGGGATGGTTGGGGTGGTGATACAGGGATCCAGTGGGAATATTTGCATAGTGGTTTTGGTATCGTAAAAATTGAAACTGTTAGTGAAGATGGCAAAACAGCCACAGGAAAGGTGCTCTCTTATATTCCATCCAATGCCGTTGGTGAAGATAATGCAAGCCATAAATGGGCGCGTGCAGTGTGGAATGATGTTGATGGTTATCCAAGCACCGTTGTTTATTACCAACAACGTTTATTCTTTGCCGGCTCTCGTGCCTATCCACAAACGATATGGGCCAGTCGTAGCGGTGACTATAAAGACTTTGGACGCAACAACCCTATCCAAGATGATGATCGCATTATCTACACGTATGCAGGTCGTCAAGTAAATGAAATTCGCCATTTGATCGATGTCGGTTCGCTGGTGGCATTGACCTCTGGTGGTGAATATCAAATCACAGGCGATCAGAATAAAGTACTTACACCTTCCAGTTTTTCAATGTCATCACAAGGGGCTAACGGTTCAAGTGATTTACCTCCAATCTCTGTTGCGAACATTGCGCTTTATATACAAGAGAAAGGCAGTGCTGTGCGTGATTTATCGTATTCCTTTGATGTGGATGGGTATCAAGGCACTGACTTAACTATGTTGGCAAATCACCTATTTCAACGCCACCGTATTGTTGATTGGTCATTTACTACGGTTCCATATTCTATTGCATGGTGCATACGTGACGATGGGTTAATGCTGGCTTTAACCTATTTAAGAGAACAACAAGTTTTTGCATGGGCGCCACAATCGACAGAAGGGAAATTTGAGTCAACGTGTTCGATCAGTGAAGGCAATGAAGATTCAGCTTATTTTATTGTTCAGCGCACAGTAAACGGTAAACAGGTTCGGTATGTAGAACGATTAGCCAGCCGTTTATTTACTCGTACAGAAGATGCTTTCTTTGTGGATTCTGGCTTAAGTTATGACGGTAGAAATACTGATATATCAAAAACAGCAACCATCACTGGTGGAGCGGGTGAGTGGAACTATCAAGAAAACTATCCATTAGTGATTTCAGGTGATCCGGTCTTTAGTGCTTCTGATATTGGTAGTGCCGTCAATATTCCTTATTTTGAAGATAATGAACATAAAGAGCTTCGCTGTAAGATTGTTCAATATGTATCTGAAAATCAAGTGGTTATTTCTGCTAATCGCAATATTCCACCAGTATTACAAAATACGCCCACTACTGAATGGAGTATTGCCCGCTATCGCTTTGCTGGCTTAAATCATCTTGAAGGTAAGACAGTTAATATTCTTTCTGACGCTAATGTTTCACCTCAGGCTATTGTCACCAATGGTGCAGTGGAAATTGATACGCCATCAGCCGTAGTGCATATCGGATTACCTATTACCAGTGAATTAGAAACACTTGATATCCATATTAATGGGCAAGAAACATTACTTGATAAGAAGAAACTTATTAAGGTTGCCAGCTTAATTGTAAATAGTAGTCGGGGTATTTGGGCTGGTACTGAAAAAGAACGGTTATATGAGTATCCTCAACGTCAATTCGAGTTTTACGACAATCCTGTTGATGATGCCACAGGCATTGTTGAAATTAATTTAGATGCAGATTGGAGCAAAAACGGACGTGTCTTTATTAGACAGATTGATCCGTTACCGTTAGCGGTGCTCTCTGTTATTCCGCGTATTGATGCTGGTGGTTTCTGATATGAAAAAACATCATGTACAAATTATTCCTGCTACTCATGAACATATTGTTCGTTTATTACCACATGTAAGACAAGCTGATGTTGATGAGTTCTACGCTATGTCAATGCAAACACCTGAGCAGGTATTACGACATGGCTTATCTATTTCTACTAAAGCCTATGCCGGCATTATTAATGATGAAGTCGTGACTATTTTTGGTGTTGCTTCTGGCTCATTACTTACTGGTTTAGGTATCCCTTGGCTAGTGGGGACTGATTTATTAGAGCAACACCAGAAAGCCTTTCTACGGCGCTGTAAACCCATTTTAAAACAGATGTTAGGGCAATACCCAACACTGATGAATTATGTCGATGAACGTAATCATATTGCTAAGGCTTGGCTCCATTGGTTGGGGTTTCAGATTGAAGAAGCAAAGCCAGCAGGTTTACTTCAGTTACCTTTCCATCGTTTTACATTGAGGGCTAAATAATGTGTGAACCAACAACATTAGCGGCTGCAGTGATTGGTACTTCTGCATTGCAAGCATACGGACAATATACCGATGGTAAATTTCAAGCATCAGTGGCCAATCAAAACGCCAAAATTAATGAAGATGCCGCACTTGATGCGATCAATAAAGGCAACGCTCAGGCACAAGAACAACGTAGACGCACTCGCCAATTAGCCGGTACACAGGCGGCAACAATGTCAGCCAGTGGCATTGATTTAAGCACGGCGGGGGCTTTAGATATTTTGGGTGATACTGCCGCATTGGGTGAGCTTGATGCGTTAACTATGGTTAATAACGCTTCTCGTGAAGCGTATGGCTATCGTATGCAAGCTGAGAATGATCGCCTTAATGCAAAAATGGCAAGACGCTCAGGCAATATGGGGGCAATGACAACGTTATTAACAGCACCGATTCAAGCTTATGGCGCATATCAGTTGGCTGGTGGTACATGGAGTCCATTCGGTGGTGGTGGCTCAGGTGCTGCTAAAGCCGGTAAGACATTTGCTAAAGCACCAAAAGGATTTTAATCATGCCAAAGGTTCCTACATACGATAATAGAACGGTTATGCCTGAGCAGTTACCAAATAATGGGTTTTCTGTTCAATCATCACCTGATGCTTTTGGCGCTGGCTTTGGTCGTGTTGGTGAGCAATATGTCGGTTTATTTGCAGAAGCAAAACAAAGAGCCAACGTTGCACTGGCGCAAGATGCCCTATTGCAACTCCAAGACCATGCAGATGATCTGTTTAATAATCCTCAAACGGGTTTATACACGAAGCAAGGTAAAAATGCAGTTGGTCAATCTGATGAAATAATTTTCAATATAGAATCAAAAGGGCAAGAGTTAATGTCACAATTGCCTGAAGGTTCACAAGAAGATTTTCTTAAACAATTTAATGTGATTAAAAGACAGTATGCTAATCAGACTAAATCTTATGAATTAAAAGAAGTTCAATCATTTGAAGCTAGTCGGAATGATGGGATTGTCGCTGGCTATGCAAAAAATGCTTCTGATAGTTTCAATAATCCTCAAGCTTTTATTAGTTTTATGACATTGGGGCAACATAGTATTGTTGAATTCAATCGTGCTCGTGGTATTAGCGAGGAAGAAATTTCAGCAAAAGTAGATAATTTTAACAATCAAGTTGCTTGGACTGCTGCACAGAATGCAATGGCAACTGATGCTATGGGAACATTTAATGTAATAGGTGAACCATCAGATATTGGTGGTGTTATTCGTGTTCCAAGTAATACATCAAATAGTTCTTCTGATCCTGATGATAGAAATGGAAGAAATAATAATCCGGGTAATATCAGAGTTTCTGATAACAAATGGGAAGGGCAAATAGGAGATGATGGTGAATTTGTTCGTTTTGCCACACCAGAGCATGGTGTACGTGCTTTAGGTAAAAATCTGCTTACTTATCGCAATAACGGTATTGTTACGATAAACCAGATAATTAGCCGTTATGCGCCAGAAAAAGATGGCAATAAAACAGATAAATATATTGCTTTCGTCTCAGATAAATTAGGTGTTGATCCGAATATACCGATTGATGTTAGCAATATCGAAACGTTGAAGAATATCACAACAGCTATTATGCAAATGGAAGGAAAGCATAGTGTTACAGACGATCAAGTAAACACAGGTCTTCAAGCTGCACTAGGGTTTACTAGGTTACCACAACCAGAGGCGTCACAATACCAAACGCAAAGTAGGCAAATTACTAATACTAATAGCCCATGGTGGAATCTACTAACACCTATGCAGCAATACCAAATCAGAAAACAAGGTGAAGCTGCGCAAAGTGAAAGAAGAAAGCAGTATTCTGATGAAATATCTTTAATTAATAAAAATATTTATGCTGCTACAGATGAAGGGTTGCAGCCTACAAATGTTCCTAGTGAAGCTGCTTATACCAGAGCGTATGGGGAATATAAAGGTCTTAAAGCCTATGCGGAAGTGCAAGAACAATTGAAATATGGAAGCATAATTGCTGCAGCAAGAGAGGTCAGCCCTGATAGCCGCTCTGATATTTTAGAACAGAATAGACCTAAAGACCCTAACGCTCCTAACTTTGCTGCTCAACAGCAGAGATATGAAAAGATGCGTATTAAGTTCAATGAGTTTGATAAAGCATGGGAAGCTAATCAAGGTGCTCAAATGGTTTCAAATGCAATTAATTATGGCATTCCACTTGATCCAAATAGCAAAAGTAATAAAGCAGCCACCGATAGTTATTATGCATCTCATTTTGCTAACCTTAATTTAAGCAATGAAGAACAGGTAACAGGTGTTCTTAAGCTAGTTGGAAATACAGGGATTATTCCTACGCAATTATTATCCCATCTTAACGCTGCCGCTGTTACCCAAGATGCAAAAACAGTGTTGCCTGCAGCTGACTTTGTTAGTCGATTATATGAAACAAACCCAACAGCAATAACAGGTATGTCAAAAGAAAAGCAGGCATTTTATTTACAAGTAAATCAACTTAGAAGCGTAGGTGTAGATGATACAAAATCTGTAGAACATGCTTATAACTTAACATATAAACAAACAGATGATGTAAAAGAGCAGTTATCAAAAGATCAATCTTCTACTGATTATAAAAATAATCGATTGAAGTCAGCAAAAGGCTTTGTGAGTGATCTAGGGCAGATTTTTCGTATTGATCCATCTGCTACTGATAAGACTAATGAAGCAGCCTTATTTAGAAATGATTATGAATCTTTATATGACCTTAATTATCGAATTGCTGGTGGTAATGATGAAATCGCCAAAAAGATGACCGATCAGCAAATATCAAGAAAATGGTCTATCACTGAAATAAACGGCAAAGCAGAATTAATGAAATATGCCCCAGAAGCATTATATAAAGGAGGGCCTGATGGATGGCAAGCAAAACAATGGGAAGAGGAGAAATGGAAATTAAAATATGGTGAAGAGCGTAAAAGCAATCAAGATATAGGATTCAGAGTAAATAACACAACAGGAGGAATTGATACTTCAGAGAATAAACCTAAACCCATAGTTGATGGTGAAATTATCTTAGTTGTCGATCATCTCACACCTAGGAATGGTGATTACGCCATATTTATTTCCAAAGAAGATAAGAATGGAATACCAACTTTACAGCCTTATCATGATGAATCAGGTTCTAAAATAAGATATAAGCCTGAATTAGAGAGTTATAAGCCATATCAAGATTTACTTGCAGAAGCCGCTGAATATGAAATTAAGCAAGATGCTAAAGGTCAAGCAAGGAGAGCATTCTATGATCGTCATGATGAGTTTGATAAGCAGTATGAACAAGCTCATGAGCAACGTATTGAAAGGCAGAAAGAGCAATTAAGTAGCTATTTTTCTTGGGGAGGTAATGAATAATGCCAATTTATCCAGAAACAGAAGGACCTACTAATAACTTTACGCTTCCATATACTAAAGGCTGGGATACGCCGTATGAAGTTGGAATTAACCCAAAACCTCAAGAAGAAGGCCCGTCAGTGATGGGCGCTGCATTTAGGCAGTATAATATACTTTCAGGGTTATTTAATCCTGCGCCTGATTTTGAAAGAGAGGATGATTATAACCCTTACAATGATCCTAATGAGTTAGATGGTTACAAAATGTGGGCTACAAAATTCGCAGACTCACGTTCTCCTCAAGAAACCGCATGGATAAAACAACAAATAGATAATGAAAATCAGGATAGACAGCATTTAGCTGAATCAGGTTGGCAAGGTACTCTAGCTTCTTTCACTGCGGGGTTATTGGATCCTATAACACTAGGAAGCCTGTTGATTCCAGGTGCGCAAGGAGGGCTTATTGCAAAAGCATCTACTACCGCAGCAACGGTTGGTCTAAGCACTGCAGCTAGTGAGTTTATATTACATCAGCAACAATACACTAGAACATTTGAAGAAAGCGTAATACATACAACTGCAGGTGCTATTTTGGGCGGTATGGTTGGTAGTGCTGGCCACTTGATAAGCGCAGAGGTAAAAAAGAGAGCTACTAATGAAATTGGTAACTCATTGGCTCAATCGCTCTCTGGTGGTAGTGTTGGCGCTCAAAGGGTAGCAGAAACAACATTAGCTCAAGAAGCAATGAAAGGACCGAATTGGGCTAATTCTGTCATGAAAATGACACCGATCGGGCGTTTAATGGATTCACCAGCCGTTACCTCTCGTAGAACAGCACAGTTATTAGCTGAAAATAATTTCACAACAGCAAAGAATCTTGAAGGAATTGCGACACCTGCAGCTGTTGAAACTAAAATTAGAATGTGGTCACGTAATGAAGCTGCAGTCATTATAACTACTAATAGTGGCTATGCTAAATATCGTGCTGCTGGTGGAACAGGCAGACGTTTTAATTTTGCTGTTGAAGTGACAAAAGCAATGCGTAGAAATGATACAAGTGCAAACCCTGTTGTTCAGGAAACAGCTCGTGCACTGCGACCTGTTTTAGATAATGTGAGGGCTGAATTACAAGCTGTGGGTCTTTTACCAAGTGATTTAAAGCTTATAGGTGGCATGAGCTACTTCCCTCGCTTGTATCGTGTAGGTGAAATACTTTCTAGACGAAGCGAATTTAAAAAAATATTAACGGACTACTGGTCAAGAAGCGAAAAGGTAGTTTTGGAAGACTTAGAAGTTGCTGCTGATGAAGTAATTAACAAAATTACTGGAGCCATGAGACCACAAGACTATGCCAATGCTTTTTCAGTTAAGCTACCTGGATCAACTAAATCTCGAACTTTAGCGATACCTGATGAATTAATTGAAGAATTTTTGGAGAATGATGTCCGCTATGTTTTGCAACATCATATACGAGATGCTGCTCCTAATGTTGAGTTAACGCGTGCTTTTGGTGAATCTTCGATGGAGCGAACAATACGCAGCATCGAGGATGAATATGACGAACTCATGAAAGGTAATCCTTCGGTACTAAGAAAAGAACTTGAAACTAAATATGCTGATAAGAAAAATAACATGTCAGAAAAGGAGTATTTTAAATTTATTAATCAAGAGCTTGATGCAGCACAAAAAGAAGCTATTCAAGCGCTAGAAAAATCAGGTGAAATTAGACGCTTAAGTAAGTTGAAGCTACGTGATGTAGAAGACATCATGGCGATGAGAGATAGGGCTTTAGGTGTCTATAAACGTCCTGATAACCCTTCAAATGCATTTATTCGAGCTGGTAATGTTCTGCGTAATCTCAACTTCTTAACTATGCTTGGTGGAATGACTGTTTCAGCAATCCCTGATGTTGCTCGTGCCGTTATGGTCAATGGCTTTAGTAAAACATTTAACGTTTATGGTAAATGGTTATCTCGTAGTGATGTGTGGAAAGCTGGTAAGGAAGAGTTAAGAAAAATGGGCGTTGGTCTAGATGTATACTTATCAGACCGTAGTCGAGCAATAGCTGATTTGACAGATGGATATGCTCAACGTAGTGCCTTAGAGTCTGGTTTAGATTATATGACTGGTAAATTTGGAAATTTGACTCTAATGAATCAATGGAACTCATTCCATAAGACAATAAATGGTATAAATACTGCTGATATTATTCTAGGGTCTCAGGCTTCTAATGCTAGGCTAGCCAAGCTAGGTATTGATGAAGGCATGCTGGGCCGTATTCAACAACAATTTGCTAAACATGGTGAAACAGTTGATGGACTGCGTATAGGTAATAGCAGTAAATGGGATGATCCTGTTGTTCGCGGTGCTTTTGAATCTGCCGTCATGAAAGACGTTAATAATACAGTTATAACTCCTGGTATTGGTGATACTCCATTATGGTCTAGTGGTCTGTTTGGAAAACATATATTCCAATTTAAATCGTTTATTTTTGGCTCATTTAATCGTGCAACAATAAGCGGAATACAGGCTGGAGATGCTCATTTTTATTACGGAATGGCTCTGCAAATTATGCTGGGTTCATTAACTTATGCGATTAAAAATACATTAGCTGGCAGGGATGTCGATTGGTCACCTGAGAAACTTATTATTGAGGGTGTTGATCGCTCAGGTATATTAGGTCCATTAATGGAATTTAATAACATATTAGAGAAAGCCAGTGAAGGAACAATAGGATTAGGTCCAGCGCTAGGTACTGGTACGCAATCACGCTACGCTAGTCGTGGTCTTGTTGGTGCCACCGCAGGTCCAACATTTGGTACATTAGAAAACTTACGTGAGATATCGAGTGGCATTCTAAGTGGTAACTTTGATGATGGCCCGATCAGAGCAGCAAGACAAATAATACCAGGGCAGAATCTGCCTTACTTTGCTCCGATACTTAATAAAGTTGAAGAAAATCTGAAATAAATTTATTAGAAAGCCGATATGTATCGGCTTTTATATACAATTTAATGGGGATATACCAAATCCAAAAATAAGCGTTTCACCTGATTTATCATAATAATTAAGTATTATATTTTTATTTTTCTCTCTTGCGGTTATGAATGGATACAGTGTTGAGTCTGGAAATAGAGGTTCACCATTTAGTTTTTTACAATACATTTCACGTAATGAATCCTTCATTAAGGAAGGTTTGTTAGCGATAAACTCTAAAAAATTAGTTGTTTCATCATGAGTAAACATTTTTAGTTTAATACTTAATTCTATTTTAGAATCATCACTATAAGCGATGAAAACATCGTAATTGTTATTCGGTTTTTCATCTTCTGGTAGTGGTATTACATATTCCTTAAAGAAATTAGCATTTGAATCAGTTAGAAAGATGCTTTCATCCTTGTTTATCTGTTCCCAGCCCATGTTTACAAATGGGTAGCTAATTGCGCCTAATACAAATACAAGTGAGTAAATTAAAAATTTTTTTATTTTCATTTTAATTATCCTTGTTTACTTTCTGTAATGAAGTTAACGACTTAATATATTAAGTCGTTGTTTTATTGTATCGTCAAGATTAATATGAACCTTTAATATTAGAAAGGTGGATGAAGATAGATTAGGTAATAAATATGAAAAAAATATTAGTTGTTATTTCAGTAATATTTGTATTATCTGGATGTCAGACAGAAGCAAAATTTAAGAAAAACATGAACTCGTGGGTAGGTAAAGATATAGGTGATCTGGTTGATTTGTGGGGATATCCAGATAATGAAAGATATTTAAAAAATGGTAACACAGTTTATATTTATTCATCTGGCGGTACGTTCATAACACCAAGCAATACAACGTATAACACTAGAGGTAATGTTTACGGTAATAACTATTATTCAACTACCACAGCCACCACAACAGGTGGGTTCCCAATTACTTTTAATTGCACTGTATCCATTGAATTTAATAAAAAAGATATAATCCGTAAAGTGCGTTGGAAGGGGAATAATTGCGTATCTTATTAACGAACTCTAAATAAAGCACCAGCCTAAACTGGTGCTTACTTGTCACTATAACCGACTAATCAAACTTTCTACATATTGATGGTGTGTGCGTATTTCTTGCATTGCACCATTCATTTCTAATAGTGATTCACGAACCCAACGTAATGTTCTTTCTGCTTCATCAACGTTGTGCCCATCTTTTTTCAGATAATTGAGTAGATTATGTAAAACATCTTTTTTGGGGTTACGCATAAAATCATCCAGTAATTCGATGCGATTTTTACGAGTGCGAGGAAAACTATATTCTTTAGCAACTTGCCCAGCAGGGATAAATTCACCTTCATGGATGGTGCGTTGCAGTTGATCGACAAGTGCTAGTAATTCTTCTGTTGATGCGTTGTTTGGTAATGAGTTACCGACACGAGTATTAGGTTTATGTTTAGTGAAATAGTTATCTTCTAAAATTTCGAATACATCCCATGCACGATCGGTGTCTAACATTTTAGCATGGCGTGCAGCACCACGTTCTGTCCATAACATGAGGGAGCGAACATTACGAGCTATTTTCACAGAAGGTCTTAAAGACATGCTGTGCTTAAACTCTCGTAATTCGGTACTTTCAAGTAAAAAGAAATGTTTTCCTGCAACAAAACGTTGAGAATTACGACTGTAATTTTTGCGGATATAATCCGATTCCGTTCCGTATAAATTAGCAAGCGATTCTGTGGTAACCACAGGTGAATTATTATGAATAATCGATGGTAAATGAGATACATGGGAGATGGAAATATCTAAGTTTGTCATGATGTTTACCTTATTTAGTTAGGTTAAACACCACCACAGAGACCAATCTGTTTGGTGGTGAACTGTACGAGGTTGGTCTTACCGGACACCATGACGCATAAACCGGCGCATCTTTCGATGCCCCCGTACAGCCCACCATTGAATAGGTGTAGCTATACAAAAAAGAAAACCGCAAGGCGCGGTTATGCGACAAGATGTTTAAGCAGGAGACCAATCCCGACATCAGATTTTGCTGATGTAATATCACTATGGCGCATAAATAAGGGGTTGTAAATTACCAAAATGGTTATGTTATTGCAATTTGTTTATTTGGTTGTTAACCATTTAGAGTAAATAGCACCGTCTAAGCGGTGCTTTAATATTTCACTTTTTAAGCTCAAATAAAATACATTCCACTAATGGTATTATATTTTTATTGCCTCTCATTTTTTGGACTATAAAGTTCCTCATTGCTATCAGTTCTACAAGTGGAGCTGATACATCATGACCATCTTCTCCCATCTTTGTTAAAAGTGCTTCAAGGTTTGATTTTGTAATTAACTTTTCAATCCCTTCATCTGTATTCACTACATCTGGATAGTTAGCTGGTGCAGGGTATTCATACTTCTTTTCCATGGCTAAAGTCCTCACTAATGAAAACGGTCACGCAAACTATAATAACGTAAATGTATTAAAATGTTTATCCAAATGGTTAATCTAATTATCTATTTGGTAACCATTATTGCAAATATGGATATATTTTATAGTTAAACGTATCATGTCCTCATTAACACCAGAGGAGATGGGCAATGACTGTATCTACTGAACTAAGCCATGAAGAGTATGTAGGCAATGGCGTAACAACGGATTTTGATTTCCGCTTCCGTATCTTTGAAAGTAAGCATTTGATTGTTGTGGTTGCTGACAATGACGGCAATGAAACAACATTAAAGAATGGCACTGATTACACTATTGTTGGTGCAGGTTCCTATCATGGCGGTAAGGTGGTTTTAAATAAACCTTTAGCCAAAGACTGGAAGATATTATTAGAACGTGATTTACCCGTTGTACAAGAAACTGACTTACGTAATCAGGGGAAATTCTTTGCAGAAGTACATGAAGATGCCTTTGATTATCTAACGATGTTAATTCAAAAAGCATTGGGTACTTTCTCGTTGAGTCTGCGTAAACCTACTTATTTATCGAACTATTACGATGCCAAAGGTAATCGTATTGCTAATTTAGCGCCTCCTAAGTTGGGTACTGATGCAGTAAATAAAGACTATGTTGATAACAGTATTAAGTATATTGATAGTAAGACATTAAGGGTGAATGATAAGGATATACAAGCATTACCATCAGCTGAGCAACGCAGAAATAAACAACTTGGATTTGATAATGAAGGCTATCCTCAATTACTTGATCCTGCTGAAACTGGTTCACTTGGTTATGTCTTTGTTGACTCTTTTGAAAAAGGTGCAGAGATAACAACTCGCTATCAAGCTCTTCATTTTGAAAATAATGGAGAATATTATCGTTGGGATGGTGTGTTACCAAAAAAAGTAAAGTTAGGATCAACTCCTAGCAACTCTGGCGGTATTGGGGTTGGTAAATGGATTAGTGTTGGTGATAGTGTTATTAGATCTGAAATTAATATTATCGAAAGAAATTTTAATAATATTTTTGAAATGCTGAATTCCAGCAGAACAAGAAACGAACAAAAAGTTTTTGTTGGTGGTTATTATGAAAAAACAGATGGTGGAGCTGCCAATTGGCATCGAAATACAACTCTTGATGGCGGTACATACACAGGATTACCAGTGTTCTTAAATGGAAATATTGTCATTTACTCTCCATCTGGTTTTGCATATGTATTAGATACACCACTTGTAACGCAAACAATTGATTTGCGGCAAATAGGTGCTAAAGAATCAGAACATATTGACCATATTTTTTCTGTTGCGACTTCATACTGTAAAAGTAGCAAAAATGTAAAAAGAATTGTTATTGTTGGTAATTATACCCATGAAAACCCTTTAGTTATTCCTGAACGAGTAGAGGTTGACTACCTAAATTATTTATCATCATCTACAACAAAAGTAACCAATAATACATCTGGGCTACCTATTTTAACTGGTGGATACGGCGGGGATTTGGTTATGGATGTAGACGCGTGTATCATTTTAGATCATGGATACGGCGCTAAAATAAATAATTTCAACTTAAAATGTAATGCACCAAATAGTGTTGAACATGGTATATATCACGGATTTACTCGGGAAGTTGTTATTGCTGATGCAATTGGTCGGATAGGAGAAAAAGGTGATGATAAGTTAAAGAAACTAAATAATGCGATCACGGCTCAGCAAGGATTTTTTCATCTGTATGGGAATGTAACTAGTTTTGTTAATAAGAGAGTATGGAATTATATTTTTAATTCTAAAAATACTGGATGTAATGTTATTAAGATACGTCAAGCATGGAACTACGGAGCAGAAGAAAGCGTGATGAAGTTTCAAGGTTCTACAAGCGTATCTTTGGGGCAGCAGTATTGTGAGGGAACTAATGGTCAAATATATGAATTTTTTGGTTGCACAGGAGCTACATGTGAGATCCTATCAATTGATAGGCACGAATGTAATTCCATAGCTCCGGTTTTTCGATCTAGAAACTCACAAGTTGAATTTGGTGCAATTACAATCAATGCAATCACAGTAAAAGAGGGTGATATTGGAATTTTATTTGATCACTCGTCTAGCGGTGGTATTTATGGTTGTTTAACTATCAACGGCATCACGGCAAGACCTAATGATAGAAATATCGAAAATTTAACCACTCTAGTTAAGAGCCGTGATAATTGTGTTATTCGTGGCATGCCAATTCCTCCTATCGGCGCCATTGGAAATATTGGAGGATCACCTAATTCTTTGTGGTCAGCAGAGAAAGATACAGGCATAGCAACGACAGATCAGAATAGAACATTGATAAGCAGTTATGAAAGCCAAGCATCAGGGATTAGAACTACAGTTGCAAACTCATTTAGAAGCATTGCTGATAAAGAAGGTTCGACAGTGTTAAGTAGTTCTCTTGTTCGTTCTGGGACTGGTTATGAAGTTTGCGGTGGATTTGGGGGATCGTCTGGTGAAAATATATCTTCTGCTAATCGTAAATGGTCTCTAGATTCGTCTAACGGGAACATTAAGGCTGCTGGAGTGATAACTCAAGGAGCTTCATTTTCTGATTACGCTGAATATTTTGAAAATGCAGAATATGGTGTTATTCCACTAGGAACTATTGTTGAATTAATAGCGGATAAAATAAGACCAGCGAATGGAGATGAATTTATTGGAGTTATTTCTGGCACAGCAGGTATTGCACTAAACGCCTCGTCATTATGTTGGAGTAAAAAATATTTGACGGGGAAGTATGGCGAGCCAATTTATGAGATTATTAATGGACATAAAGTTCGTAAAGAAAACTCTGATTATGACCCATATATCG